ACCCTTGTCACCCTTGTCGCCTTGTGGCCCTACTTCGCCCCTTTCCCCTTTTTCTCCTCGTTCACCTCGTAACCCAACAGCACCTTGATTTCCTTGAGAGCCTTGTTCGCCTCTCTCACCCTTTTCGCCTCTTTCACCTTGCGGGCCTTGAGGTCCCGTATCTCCTTGAGGACCCGCTTCACCTCTATCTCCTCTCTCTCCCCGAGTCCCCTCATCGCCCTTAACGCCCTGCGGCCCCTGCTGTCCTTGCGGGCCAACAGCACCGGGTGGTCCGGGTTCTCCTCTCTCACCCTTCTCTCCCGCTTGCCCTTGAAGACCTTGAAGTCCTCGCTCGCCTTGGATTCCCTGCGGTCCCTGTTCTCCCTTTTCACCCGTGTCGCCCTTGAGTCCTTTTTCACCTTGCTCTCCTTTCGGGCCTTGTTTGCCAATAGGCCCCTGCGGACCTTGTTCACCAGTATCGCCCTTGTCGCCTTTGTCGCCTTTGAGACCTTGTATACCCTGTTTTCCTCTGGGTCCACGGAGTCCGTGTTCACCCTGAAGTCCTTGGGGGCCTCGTTCGACAATGACGACTTGCTTCGTCCGTGTAGGGACGACTGGCTCTTCGGCAACATACTCGGAGGACTCGGCAACCATTTCTGGCTCGGTCTCCTCATCGAGAAGCACAAAGGAAGAGTTGAGAATATCCGTTCCCGCTTTGAGAATGTGTGGGTTGCCATCTTCATCCAGAAGATAAGCCTCTCCGATGCCCTTGTATCGGTGAACATCCCCACCCGAACACTCCGAACGGTTGGAAATGCGAAAGACCGAACCCGCCTCGAAACCCATCAGCCCGTCATTGACGAGTTGAACCTTGGTTCCCTTGGTTGGGCCTAAGCCAGAGAGGGAGACGAACGACACGCTCTCCTCCTCTTCACCGCCTGAAAAGAAATCATTGAACTTTTGGGGCATCATTCTCTCGGGGTCGAGAGTTATTTATCCATTAGAGCGGCCCACGAAACTGGGAACAATGGGCGAATCAGTTTGTCGAAAGCGTCAGCATACTGGCGAATCTCCCATTGAGCATGAGGGTCGGCACGAAGTTTGACGACTCGGGCGAAAGCGGCCAAAGAACCAGTCCACCACCATTCGGTGTAGACCCCCTGTGGGATGACGAATCGAGCCTGTTCGGGGGCGACCCCTGCCTTCAGGAGTTCGTTATAGGCGACCTCTGCGTCCTTAATGACCTTGTTGTAGATGGTATTGAGGTCGAATAGGGTCTCGTCCAGAATGAAGTCTGAACTACCCTGCTTGGCTCCGTCCGTAGGCTTGGCTCTCCATTCGGGGACATAGAACTCGGGCGTGTCCGTGACATATCGGCGGGACACCTCGTTCATTACGAGTCCGACCGTATGCTTGGCGAACTGCGCCCGAATCGGAATCGGGGCCTTGATATGGAGCGTGATGACCGCATGGGCGAAGGGTGTCCAATGGTTGTGTTCGGCCAAGTATCCAATGAGTTTGGAGTCCCTCGTTGAGAGAGTTCCATCGTCATTGAGTTGGCTTTCCTTGTGGAAGGAGACTCGGGCGGCGTTTGCCACCGTTAGGTCTTCACCCATCCAATCAATCAAGCGAACAAAACCAATATCTCTGTCCAACACACGGACTTCATCGTGTCTCATAACAAAAATCTCTCTTTATTCGGCTTCGTTGGGGATTACTGTGGAGCGTGTCTCTGCCTTCATAGCATCCAACTTCTCGCCGACCTTGGCGTAGAGAGACTGATACACCTGTTGCTTGAACTCGGCGGCTTGCTCGCCCGCCACAAGGTCAATCAATGATGTCTCAGATTGGCTCACTGACTCGTCAGTCTCGGTAGATTCGACAGAATCAGCGTCATCTGTGTCATCAAACTCGAATCCATCAGAGTCATCGGACTGAAAATCACTTTCGTCATCATCGTAGTAGGGTTGTTCCGTATCCATGCTATTCTCCTAAACCGTGTAAGGGTCTTCCAATGTAAATCCATGTATCCCTCGCTTCTCTCGCTCTTTCTTGGAATACTGCTTCTTGGGAATCTGAAGCACGCTCGGCCTCTTGGCTGTTTGAGACTTATTCGTGCGAACGGACATCCTATCCGTAGTATGCGCCGTGTGAGCGGTTGGAGCCGACCACTCGGAGACATCCTGCTTCAGTTTGTCGAAAGACTTGGACATACTCTGTATTTATACGACTAAGTATGTAAAGCGTCCATGTAGAGGTCTCGCATAAGGTTCTTGAGTCTTGCGGCATCCTCGATGCCCTCCATTCCGTCAATCTCTTCGCAGATGAGCGTCAGGGTGTCCTTGGTAAGGTCAACCTTCTCGGCGGTCTTGGAGGTCTTCTCCTGAACCGCCCGTTCATCGACTGAGTAGGAATAGCACCCTGCCTCGTTGAGGGACTCCAAAAGTCGCTCGAACATCAGCGGGTTGGACTTCTCCTCCACGACCACCTTGACATAGGTATTCTTGTATTGGGTGAGGTTCAAAAGGGGATGGCCGTAGTCGGTCGTCTTGTCGTTGTAGATCAGTTTGGTGAAGATTCGGTGAGGGTTCTGGACATACTCAATCTGGCGGGTCTCGGTGTCAAACACATGGAAACCCTTGGTCTCGTTCAGGTCGCTGAATGTAATCTGGTATTGAGTTCCGAGATAGTGAACATTACCCTTACTATGCTTACAGTGGAAGTGTCCGCTGTAAACGGCTTCATAGCCCGATAAGATGTCGGCACTCATGCCCTCATGGTGTTCAACACCCCGAAGGACTTCATACCCTGCGAGTTCAAGGTGTCCCATCAGGACAGGGGCGGGCTTGGAGGCGATGAAGTCAAGGCACTCCTTCTCGTTGTCCTTGGTAATCCACGGAACAAGGGCGATGCCGAAATCGTCAAGAACGGTTGGCTTATGACAGATTTTCCAATATTGGCAATAACTGGATTCTTGAAACAACTCACTCAGGGAGTTGACTGCGTTGGTGTTCTTGTAGTAGACATCGTGATTGCCTGGAATGATGGTCACATTGATGCGATGTCGCCAAAGATGCTTGATGAATCGCTCTTGAACCGAGTTCAGGGTGTTGAAGTTGACATACTTGCGCCTGTCCATCAGGTCGCCGAGATGGATGATGTGGCGAATATTGTGCTTTTCGAGATAGGGGAAGAACTCCTCTTCGAAGAACTTGAAGAAGTGTTCGAGAAAGACGGGATTGTCGTTTCTTGCTCCGAAGTGGGTGTCGTTCAATATCGCAATCTTCATTCGAATACATCCTCAAGGGAACGCTTGGATTTCTTTTTCGCACGCTTCTTCTTGGCCTTCTTCTCAGCCTTGGCCTTGTTGTCTTTCTCGAAGTTCTTCAGATCATTGTCGCTAAGGGAGACGAAGTGAGCATAGGGATTGTCGCTCTTTGGTCCTTCATCGCTGTATCGTGAATCCTCAAATATCTGGTTCTTGAACTTTCCCGTCCTGTCATTCTTTTCGATACACTTCATCTTGATGTAGAGTTGCTTCTTCTCCTTGCTGATACGGCGAAGGAACGCATAGTAGATGATTTGAGTGAAAAAGGCAAACGGATTTCTTGACTTCTTCTCATCGAAGTTGGCAGTGTACATAATACAGTTCTCGATTCCGTCCGAGACCATCTCCTCCTTGAAGATGTAGTTGGCAAAATTAGGCTTCTTAGCAAGGTTGTTGGCGATGTCAAGGAAGCATTGGCCGATATAGTTGGAAACACCCGGAGGCTTTGTCCCCTCCCGTTTGGCTTTCCGAATCGCCTTTTTATATTCTATCAATTCGTTGAGAAATCTTTCATTGTCAATGTAATGATTTTCCTTTGACCGTTTTGCCATAGAGTTCCTTCCATAATTCCTTACATCATATAAGGAAATCGGATTTTGTAAAGGGCTTTCTAAAAATTTTTCAATTTTGTTATAAGAAAATCTAATAAACTGATTTTCTGACCTACATACCCTTGTCTATATCAAGGGAAAAATAGTCTCTAATAAGAATACTATTCTCATATAGACTACTTGTATATACAAAAGAGTCTATTGAATCTCAATAAAGACTATAGAGCGAATTAAGGGGCGGTTCATTCGAATGGCGGAGGTGGATGGTCATCGTCATCTCCCCCTTCACCGTACTCACCGTCCTGCCTCCGCTCATTCTCATCGTCAATCTCTTCCTGTTCAAAATCGAAGTTCGCTCTGGCCGCATGGTAATCACGAACCATCGTGCCATCAGGCATGGACACACAAATGACCGATGACTTGGGAATGATGTACATCTCGTCTTGAGAGAACTCAATCCAATTCTTCATGAAGATGGTCGTCTCCATTATGCTCTTCGCACCCTTCTTCTTTCTGGTGGGGATGTGCATGATGGTCATCGGGTTCTCAAGCGTATAGACACCGCCATTTTCACTTGGGTTGGTTGTGTCTGCGATGCCCGCAATCAACACTTCGCCCGTAATCAACTTCACCAAACGAATCGGGTACATAATCCTCTCCTCATATTGTCAAAGGAATCTTTACAATCTTGTGTGGGAACTGCTCTTCCTCATACAGCCTCAAGCGTGAAATGAAATGTAGCATTGTGTAGTTAGGATGGTCTTTCCAGTGAAGGTCATCGGCGATGTCGTAGAGTTTGGCTGAGTCCTTACCCTCACCTTTTCTCAACTGGCGACCGATAGACTGAAGCACACGGATACGACTCTTAGACGGACTGGCGAAGATAAGGTTCCGTAGGCTACGAATACTCACGCCCGTGGAGAAGGTTCCGTATGAAGCCACGATGATGGCATCGGTCTCCTTCTCTACAATCTTTCGTATCGCTTCTCGGTCGTCTGCCTCAGTTTCACCCGCCACAAAGAACACTTTTCGGTCTTTGGCCGTTTCCGTGATGAGGTCAAACAGGGGCTTGCCGTGTTTCTCTACGAACTGGAACAGGACAAGCGTGTTGCCCTTCACGGACGAAGCAAGATTGGCGATGAACTTGTTGCGAGGCGAACATTGAACAATCCAGTCGATTTCATCGTGGTATGTCAAGCCCTTGATGGACTGCCTGATTTCGGGGGGATACTTTAGTAGAATACACTCGATGTTCAACGATGAGATGAGTTTCTTCTCGATGAGTTCGTGGGTCGAAATCATTCGCTTGGCGGGGCCGAAGAGACCCTCGATACACAACTTGTTAATCTTGGTTCCGTCAAGCGTTCCCGTGAGGGCGATGCGGTAGGGGCAGTCGATGAGTTTGTTCATCAGGGTCGTGAGCGATTGAGCCTTGAACAGGTGCGCCTCGTCCCCGATGACCACCTCGAAGTTGTCGAACCACGCTCTCGGCATCTTGTAGACCGATTGCCATGTCGTGATGACCACCTGTCTGTCCGTGAGTTTCGCCGTGCCTCCGTGAATCTTGTGGCAGTTCGCATGGGCTGACCACTTGGTCTTCTGCGAGTAATCATCGAAGTCCGAATACATCTGCGTGACGAGCGAGATGGTCGGGACAACGATGAGAATCTTGCGTGCGGGCGAGATGACATTCTGGTAATAGCGAACAAGGCTGTAGATGATGAGGCTCTTGCCGCTTGCCGTGGGCGAGAGGATGACGCATCGAGACGAGTTGACCGCATGACAGAACGCATCGACCTGATGTTCGTGCGGGTCGATTTCCTGACCCATCGCCATCGGCTTCAATGCTCGGATGAAGTCCTTTGCTTTGGAGCAATCGACCTTGACCTCTGGTGTGGCGATTTGGCTGTCCACCTCCATGACATACTTGCGCTCCTGTGCGAAGGTGGCGAGGTAGTCGAGCAGTCCTGCGGGGAGGACACCCGAATATGGATTGAACAGACGGACTTTTCCGTCCCATACCTTGCGCTTGTATGCGGGCGTGTATTTGGCTCCGGGAACTTCGAAGGTAAAGAACCCCTGAAGTTCAGCGGCGATGTCCTTGTCGGTGATGACACGGACATGGGCAGTATTCACATGACGAACTTCAATCACACCCATTAGAAATATTTAGGGTGTCCTGAAGTGTCTACTTACGACACGCCCGACTTGAACTTGAGGTAGTCTATGGCGTTACGAATCACCCACTGGCGATTGTTGATGCCCTTGATGAGCGAGTCAAGGTAGTCCACCTTCGCCTTCTGAACTCCAATCTTGGCCTGAAGTTTGAGCAAGTCTGCGTCCGACTCCAAGTAGACATCGTAGTCGTTGCGGAGAACTCTCAGGTCGAACGGAGGCCACCCCAGTTCCTTGAGGGTGTCTTGGGACATCTTGCCCGAGTAATACTCCCACTTCAGTCTCCGAAGGCTCTGAAACTCCATCTCATACTTTCGGAGCATGAGGGTTTCATCGTGATAGATATTGAGGTATTTACCGTGAAGTTGGGGGATACGAATTGACTCATCGGCCAACTCCGTGCCGTCAATCTTGAGGTCAACCTCCGCCATTTCTCGAATCTGTTGGATATTCATATTGTGGACAGTATAGCAACCGAAAACTCTTTGTCAATAGATACTGATGATATGAAGGTGTTCGGTATCGACTATTCGATGACCTCGCCTGCCATCTGTGCTATATCCGAAGGCACATATACTATAAGATTCCTTACAGATACCCAACGCCACCTTCAGACCCACCAATACGAGTCCAAGGTAGGTCTTATAACCGTCATCGGGGAGGCTTATCCCGACTTCCAATCACAAGAGGAGCGGTTCGATAAAATCGCTTGCTGGGCTATTAGATGCCTTGGGAGAGGTCGCATCATCTTGGAGGACTATGCGATGGGGGCCAAGGGTCGAGTCTTCCATATAGCCGAAAACTGCGGTCTCCTAAAACATAAGATATGGAACAACGGATTCGAATACGAAACCGTCCCCCCGACCACCCTGAAGAAGTTCGCCTCAGGAAAAGGCAACTCCGACAAGAACGCCATGCACCGAGCGTTTACCGAACTGACTGGCGTTGACCTGATGAAGGAGATGACACCGAACGCCAAGGACTGTGGGAACCCCGTGTCCGATGTCGTGGATGCCTTCTTCCTTGCCCGATTCGGTCTTAGCGGTTGACTGGTTGGAAGATGTTCGGGAACGCTTGAGCGGCGATGTCTCGGGTGATGCCGTACTTCTCGGAGAAGTTCCCCTCAAACAAAGACCGAATGAGCGTGACTTCCATCGAGTTCACCGACTCCAAAATCTGAGTCAAGATTTCGTCCTTGCGCCGTGTGTTCATGTTGTAATCCCGCTTGAACAGGTAGAAGCGGCGAACCTCGGCATAGATACTCGTTGGAGCAAGACCTTCGGGACTGCCGTCTGGTGTAAACGGTGGGAGGTCATTGCGATACCAAGGCGAGTCCTCGAAAGCGTATCGAATCACATCTCGCATACCCGCCGTGTTGTTCTGGCGAAGACCTCGAATAATATCATTTGAATCGGTTGCGGTCTTCTTGATGTTTTCCAGAATCTCGGGAATCGTCAGTGTCATAATAAACTCCTTTATAGGTAGACATATTTAGGTGAGACGCTTGACAAGGATTTGACTTTCGGTATTATGGTTCCAACACACCAAGTTGAAACAGAGGTGATATATGAAAAATCAGCAAGATGGTCGTGAGCGTGTAAAGGTCTATGTTCGTTCAATGGGAAGAGTCGCAACGGTGCGGCGTGTCGAGGATGATCCTGTGTGGGGCAAGCAATACCTCGTCAGCACATTCTCTCCGATGTGGGGACCAGAGTTCCACTGGGTCAAGGAGGACGATGTTGAGGCAGTGAAAAGCATGAGGTCATCTAACAAGCCCACCTAAATACCTCCATGCCGAACTACGAATATTTTTGTAATGCTTGCGGCCACAAATTCGAGGAGTTTCAGCGCATCAATGACCGTGCGAAACCTACGAAGAAGGCTTGCCCTGCGTGTGGCAAGAAGAAGGTTGACCAGTATTTTGGTTCGGCTCCAGCGGCTTGCGACCCAATCCGCATGGGGACGGGTGGTGGGCGTGGGATGAATGTTGACAAGGGCTTCAAGGAAGTCATT